ATATTGTCATCAAGATAAATTAAGAAACCAACTGGATTGAAATCATTAGATACAAGAAGAATCCCGAAGGGAAAAGTAATCGTCTTCAATTCAATGTTTTAATAGGAAATGAAAAAACCGTAACCCATTGTGGGATCACGGTTCATACTAAAATACGACAAGAAAATGTTAACCAGGATCAAAGTCGGCTTTGGTTGTAGCGATTGGTTTCTCAGGTATAATCACCTCAACCGGTGGAGCTGTTTTTTTGCGCCTGATTTCCCGGGCAATCTTAATACCCCACTGTGTTGCCTCGTATAGGAGCGGGCCAACATTGACGAGGTATTTAAGGCTGATCAGGATTATTCTGAAAACCGCATTCATGATTACGCTGCTTTGATGATCCTTGCAAGAGCGATACCATCCCGTGCCACATCGTTGATCGACATGGCCGTTTTGAAGCTCTGAACGATTATTGCTTTCGCCTTTTCGGTGTTACACTTTACGCGCTCGATCACAAAATCAACGATTTCAGCCTGCTCGGTTTCGTCCAGATCCTGAAACTCATCCCAAAATTTGGCGGCTGACCGGATCACTTTTGGAACTTGTGGAACGTCATCCACGAACAGAAATGAATCTCTCAAACCAAACTTGCCGTCGGCAAGAGCAGTTTGTACGTCAGCGGTGATGTCCAGGACAAAACCGACACAATTCTTGATGTTTTCAATGCCTTCTTTCATGATACTTTTATTTATAGGGTACGATTAATAATGAATCCATATTGGTGAACCGGCAATCGATATGTGTCCAGGTTGGGGTTCCCCCTTCGATGGTGGTCAGGCCTGATGCCCGATACAAATCAAAATTCTTGATGATGTCCGCACGGATTTCCATCGGTGACATTCCCTGAATTCGAAAGTCGATGGCCCGGCCATGACGGTGTTGGGAGTTGGTTGCCCCAATCGAACAGGCACTATCCCGGAATGCAGAATATTGATAGGATCCGCCGGTGAGGTAGTTATTGATCGTGATGGGCTTCCCTAAGCGATCCCGGATAAACTGGGCCATCTGCACAATTTTCGGATCGATGAACCAGATGGATTTATCCACGAAATGCTCATAGATAGCCGGTGGTACGAATTCGTGAATTGAAAAATCCTTCGTAATCATTGACTGTTTGTTTTAAGGATTGCGATTTCAGTTTCATGAAAGTGGATGGAATCGGAGTGGCTGTTTAGTCTCTCGTTGATCGTCTTACAGGTGTTGTCGCACCGTTTCTCGAGATTTGTGACAGCCGATTGGGAGGTTGCAAAGAGAACCTTTAGGTTTGTAATGGCTTCCGTGAGGGCATCCGTGGCCCGTATCCATTTCTGGATCCAGAACCCTATTATCCCCAGCAATATCAGGATTAATGCTCCTGCCAAGGAGAGCAATATCTCTATCAGGTGAAATTGGCTTTGATCAAGCATGATTCTTATTATTTGGTCGGTTGAAAGTAGGGGCGTATCGACCAACTAAAAAGGACAGATTCCTGGGACTCCGGCTAGAACTTAATGGATTTCATTTGGAAAGGTTGGATGAATACCTACGCCACCTTCCTATAAAAGGCGGTTGGCAATGACCATCCTCATCGAAAAGTTGGTTATTTTCCGAAAAGCTTCAGTTTCTGAATGGTGTCATTGTCGAGTAGATTACCAATGGCATTGTTTTCGTTTGCAGAATCGATATCCTGGTCACAAGGATTATTTTTGGCTTTCCTCTTCCTCAGTATCAAAGGATTCTCGACTTGATTTTCCCGGGATGAAATAATAGCTATCTCAGATTGCAAGGTCCATTTAAGAAAAACCAGTTTCTTGCCTTTATCGATTCCTGTTACCTCACAGTGAATGATCTCTTCAACTTCCAAAAAACTGATTGCCTTTTTTATCTGAAGTAAATTTAATGGGTACAGGAACCTTGTAACCGGCATATAAGCTTGAAATTGTCCTTCGGCCAGACAGATGAAGCCGGTACCTTTTATCTTTCTTATTTTTACTTCCACCGTTTCACCAATCAGGTTGAAGATTTCGCCGGTTTGCCATTCCCTGAGATCGGATCTGTTTCCGAATACCAGCTGATTTTTTTCGTTCACCCTCCAGAAAGTGGTCTCAATAACCTGCCCCACTGCAGTTTTATTAAACGACTCCAGGTTTTCAAAATTCGATTTGTGAAGTAACCCCACAATTGATCCACATTCCCATCTAAAGGTATACCCGATATCAATGAAAACTCCATAGGTGGCCTTGTTAATGACAACCCCCGGGTAAACTTCATTTTCGATCAGATCCGGTTTTCGGAATTGGGGAATTTCCCCGTTGATCTGAAGGCAAAGAGGGTCTTTATTGAGCTTGTAGATTTTGCAGAAAAACACCTTGCCCATTATAAACGGAAAAACCGCCTGCCAGGCCTCAGTGGTGGGATACTTCCAGGGCATGTGGTTGAATGAAATAAAGCCATATAATCCTTCAACCTTAGCAATAAAACCTTTCTCGCGGATATCACAAATCTTAAAAGCCAGATTTACATCTTCAGTCTTTTGCTTTTCGAGGTTGTCGGCCAGTTTGTTGAGATATTCTTTCTTATCGGTTATGCCAAAGAAGGCCCTGAGCGTCTTAATAATTGAAATCCAGTTTGATTTCACGGTAGGCATGAGGTTCTTTGTTAAGAGATTGGTTCCTGACTTTAAAAATAGGAAAAATTGTTGCCTAACTTAGCTTTGTCGTGAAGATTTGATTGGCTATAACAACCTGTTTTTGCTAATTCTCAACGCTTCTTCCTGAAAGTCTATCTTCCATAGGAAAAGAACGCCTATCCTTCCCTGAAGCGACTGTTTTTCGGTAACGTTCACTGCATTTTGTGCAAGACTCCTCAACATTAGAATATGGTACTTTTTGTTTTAATCGCATTGAATTCATCCTCCCTTTCCCGAATCGATTGAAAACTAACTAACGCCGGCCGTTCATGCGATTTTTGTACCTGCCTCATCATCTGCATGTTTGCCTGAAGGAGGGCGGTTATCTGCATGGCGGACTGCTGACTGGTTCCTCCCAGATCGGGGTACATTCCCCCGGCATATTGGTTTACCCTGGCAGCGTTTATTGCACCCAAAATCTCTGGGAAATTGGCTTTGATGTTCCGGGTGGTTGGCCCATCGATGACAATTTCCGGTTCACGTTCAGCGAACAGGCCGAGAGTTGGCTGTTTATAGTATCCGGTTTTGATGGCTCCCATCATCGGGGCTTGGTAAACCCTGCCATCGGTCGCGCCCATGACCGGGTATTTCCCTTTTGCAAATTGCTGGGATTTGATCAGGGCCACGTTGGCAATGGTACGCACCACGGCAGCACCGGTCAAAAAGGCTCGAAGTGTTTGGGTAAGATCCGCATTGACTCCGGTATTGGAGTTAACCCGGGCAATTTCCATGATTCCCTCGATAATCGTTTGAGCGATGGCCATATCCTGCTGACGTTTGGCATATTTTTTTTCAATGGCCGCTTTCTGCTTATCGGTAAGCCCGGCGGCTGCAAGCTCCCGGTTCTTAGATGCCTCATACATAGTTGTAACGGCATCCATAATGGTATTGGCTCCACGGGCCCAATCCTCCATCTGTTGGAACTGTTTTTCAGCCACTTGCTGATCCAGAGCTTTGATTTTGTCTGTGTATTCGGTATATCCGATCAGTTTGTCATCCAATTCTTTCTTCAGTTTAGCCTTCTGGCCTTCATAGGTTTTCTCCATCCAGTAATCCAGTTCCAATTGCTGCTGGACATACCAATCGGGTAACTTGGCGTTTTCACCGGCATCCTTCAGGAATTTCTTGCTGTCTTCATCCCATTTCTCATAGAATTTATCGTATTCTTCATATAGTTGCTTGGAAGCCTCGGCAGTTTTTTTCTGTCCGGCTTCCCTGGCAGCGATAATAACATCCTGGATCTTTTCTTCTTCTTCTACCGTACTTTGACCGTGTTTTTTAAGTCTTTCAATGGAGGCGTTCAGGTACCGGAGTTCTTCGGCATCCAATTTTTCGAGGTAAACGTCTTTATCATCAATGCCCTTGGCATACTGTGCTTTAATGACAGCGTTCTGGTTTTTGTGGAATTCCTCAATATCCTTAAGAGCCTCGGCTCGTTTGAATTTGCCATCATCCCCACCATCCAGGTTTGAGCCCCGTGCTTTCTTTAGCTCAGCATCAACAGATGCAACCTTTTTCTGCAGCCGGATATATTCTTCGGTGCCGATTTTGGCATTATTCAGCGCCAGGGTGTACCGATCCAACTTCTCCTCCATCATCACGATGGACTCAGTACCTATTTTATCGCCTGTGGCTTCGGCCGACAGTATATCTGCGAGGGTCAGCTTCTGATCTTTTAAAGACTGAATCATGTCTCCGGATTTGCCCAGTGCAATATCGATATCCGCAACCGCTTTCAGGCCATTAGCTCTCGCCTTTTCGAGTTTACCGGAATTGCTCCAGGTGGTAAGAAACTGCCAGGCATTAAGCTTCGTATTATCCGCGCGAAGTTCACCCCGTTTGGATTTTAGAAGATCATAATTTGCCTCGGCCAGTTTTATGGTGGCATCCAGTTGCTGGGCTAGTTCCCGTTTCTGATCCACTGACATGCGGTTCAGTTTATCCTGATCTTCTGAAAGCATATCATATGATGCACTAAGCTCTAGATTAGAAGTTGTTAGAGAATCAACCAGCTCTTTTTTACGCGCCTCCATTGCCAAAGCTTCCTTACTGTTGCGGGCATAGATCATTGAAGCTGCGATCAGGGCCGTGATTGCGGCAATGACCAAACCGACAGGGTTAGCCGCCTGGGCTGCATTCAGGAGCCATTGGGTTACAACGGCCGCTTTCTGTACAATTGTAAGTTTTGCAATTTGAGCGGTCTGGGCCTCGGTCATAAGAATTTGAAGAGCGGTAGATTTAATAGTCAGCAGGTCGGCAGTACGTTTCCATACGGATACTGCGATATGAGCAATCAATGCCCCATTGTAAGCAAGGACTGCACCAACAAGGGAAACAATCAGGACCCGATTGTCACTGATGATCTTAGGGAGTGCCATCATGGTCCGGAGGAAAATATTGAGAGCGTTTGTGGAAAAGATCATGGCCGGAGCCAGCTTTTCCCCAACCTCAATATACATCAGGGTTACCTTGTTTTTTGCCTGAGCTAGTTTCGCAGCCATGTTGTCGGTATTCTTACCGGCCTGTTCGAAGGCAACTTTGGTTCCGGTAACCCCTTCGGTAAACCGGTTGATGGCATCCCGGTTCATGACCAACACTTCGCCCATCTTCGCCTGATGCACCCCAAATATTTTAACGGCCGATTCACCGCTTTTGTAACGGGCGCTGAGTTCATCGATTGCACGGTTGATATCAAAAACCCCGTCTTTGAAACCGATGCCACGTTTTCTCATTTCAAGAAATACCCGATCCAGGGCGGTACCGGCCACTTCAGCCATCTGGAATTTTGGCGCAATTCCTTCGATGATCCCAGTCATCTGTTCGATGCTGATTCCCATCAGGTTGGCTGTGGTACCTGATTTTTCCAGAACCTCTGTCAGGTAAGGGATCTCACCAGCACCAACCAAGGAGCCGGCAGCCAGGGTATTTATAATCCTATTGGCTTCACCGGCGCCCAAATTGAATTGGTTCATGGTAGTTGTTAGTGCCAGTGTTGCCGGTTCGAGTTTAGATTTGGCAGCTTCAGAGAGGACGATAGCTGCTTCCGTGACTTTCGCGAGGGCTTCTTTGTTTTTCAAAAGCTCCGGCCGCTGGGATCCTATTTTCGTGTAGGCATCCACAATATCGGTGGCTGACTGTTTAATCCGGACTCCGGTTTCGGTAATGGATACCGAAGAATCCTTTGCTTTTTGCCCGAGCCATTCCAGGGAGCGTCCGGTTAACCCGGTTAGCGCGGATAAGTTATCCATGCGTTCCTCCATCAACATCGAGGCTTCCGTGGTTTTCCGGAATGCCATGACTACTCCAACAATGGTGGCGATAGCAGCCACACCCACAGCCTGGAACCGGTTGAACCAATCGCCCATAGCACCCATGGTTTCTTTCCAGGAACGGTTCATGTTTTTCAATTGCAGGGAATGTTCGTTCAGGATTCCTTTCAGGGATCGGATCTTCTCCCCGTGGGCCACGTATTCTTTGGAACCAACGATCATCTTGGCCTGCTCATTCACCAAAAGCTGCATCTCTGCACGAATGCTTTTAATATCGTTATTGATCTGCTTGCCATTGATATACAAGTAAATCTCCCGCGTGTATTCTCTGGCCATCAGGTGTTCAGTTTAAGGTGTTTGACTTCGAAAATGTTATCAGCCTTCGTACTTGCAATAATGTCAGCGAGTACAGGAATGGATTTGATAAATACCGGGTTGAACCAATCTTTTGGATGGCGTTTCAGCGGTCCGGATGCCGGGTGGATAACCGCGTTATTCGGATGGTTCGCAGAATGGCTTTTGTCTTTCCGTTTCCCTCGAACCACGGTTCCGGCAACCATGATGTATCCCCGGCCAACGCCTTTATGAAAAAAGACTCCATGTTGCGGGAAGTTGAATATTGCCGCCTCGATCTCTCCGAAATCCTTTTTGCTTTTTAACTGAATCCGTGTAACCAGTTCTTTTTTACCTTTCATGGATAGCCGGGCCACGCTAATTTTCAGCAGGCTTCGCGTTTTAAATCCCCATTTGGTTATAAGGGCATTATAGGCTTCGGTCTCAGTATGATCCATTGGTGCTCCATTTTGTGGGATCCACATCATTATTCACCGGCCAGGACAATTCGAAAGCATACCGGAATCCGTAATGAATCAGGTTCATGTCGGTAATTGGAGTTCCGGTTATCGACCGGGCATGGAAATACGCCAGGCAATCGGTTTGGTGGTCTCTTTTGTCTGAGAGGATCTTCACCACGATTTCGTCTCCGATCTCTTCGAGCTTATCCCAAAGGGTGTGGATGGCATCGAAATCCCCCTTATCACTGACCTTCCCGAGCAGCATAAAAGTGCAGCTCACCCGTTTCTGCAGGTTGTCGGAATCTTCATCCACGAAATTAAAGTCATATCCTTCCAGGATCAGGGCCGGGTAGTTCAGGTTTGATTTCATGCCGGTCAGCATTTCTTCCAGTTCGAACCGGAAGAAGTGCTTTTCCTCTTCGGTATGCTGTATCCCTTTATGCAGGATGGCTAGGGTCTCGAAATAGTCAACGAGATCCAGGAACTTTGCCTTCATGTCTATTGGTTTTGATGCGTTTATCGAGATACCTGAGTACAGTAGATAAAGACAAGTTGGCGAATTCGGCTTCCTTTACGATGTCGTCTCCGACAATGGCATCGTAGACGTCTATCCAGGATGATTTTTCTTTTTTCGTCTGGTCTGCGGCCGGCTCGAATACGTTCGGGTATTGTTCAACGAACCACTGACGGATCAGGAAGTAATTGAGGAACACGGCCTCTTGCTCATCGGCCGGGAGATCCACAATGATTACCGAATTGGTTTTAATATCTGCTTCCCGGAATACTCCGGTTCGGTAATAGCAGGATATGAATTTGGCTAAAAACTTTTTGTCACCAGTGGTGACATATTTCTCGAAATAGGTTTCAGCAAAGATAAAGGTGCCGAAGGTTTCGTCCTTTAGCCTGGGCTGTGGCCGGGAGAACTTGCCGATCGCAGGTAGAATGAATTTGTAGTAGGGGTCATGTGTTTCCAGAAACCCCAGAAGATCTATAATGCAAAACTTTTGGTAAGCAGAAAGTCTTTTGACCAGTCTCTTTTTGATATTCAGCATCGATGCAATCAATTCATCATCCGTGATGGTCTCCTGCATCACCCGGACGGCTGCGATTAACTGCTTTGCAGATAATTCGCTCCAATTATCCGGATGCTGACAATTCAGCTTCCGGGAATACCGGAGCCATCTAACGGGGCAATATTCCAATGCAATCGGAGTCATACCCAGGTTGTGCTTTTGGTCTTGTTGTCACGGACAAATGGTGAGGCTCCCGGAGAAACGTATAAAGGGTAATCCGCTGCATTGGCGAGCAGGAATCCTCTCAGCAGTTCAAGGTATTCATTGCCGGTTTTTTCGGATTTGGTTGCGAGCAGGTAATACTGTTGATCCGTTAATGGTGTGGAAACCGCGGAATTCAGCAAAGTGGATGCCTGAGATTCGAAGAAAAGGCCCTTGTCGGTGACATTTATTCCAAGCTGAAAGGATGCGCGGCTGACTGCTAGATATGCAAGTGGCCGCTGGATATGCGGAATTAGAGCAAGGATCCTGGGATCCGGAGAATCTTTCACGATTTCGGATTTAACCAGGTTGTACAATTTTGTTCCCAACAGGGCTCCGATTTCGAAATCTTCAACCTGGGCAATAAACCGGCAGAGTTTTAAGAATACCAGCCGGGAGCTGCTGATATCAAAAATGGTATCGAAGGTGAGCGTATCGGGAATGATCGACTTTTTGCGGAGCGTATAATTGGGACTCGATTTGAACAGTTCGAATGCATCGATATGAGATTCTATGTACCTGAGCATAGTATCCAATGCATTGAATCCATTATTACGGAATCCGGATTTGACGGCATCCTCCTGGTACTTGTACAAACCTTTTTCGGTATCCGATTCCTGCCGGTGAAAACCGGCATCGTTCATGATGGTATTGATAAAATCGAAACCGGAATAGTAGGTCAGGTTGATCAGTGCACGCTGCGCATACTCGATCAGTGTATCAAACTGGATCTTGTTTTCGGTGGTAACTCCTGTTGGTAAGGTGGTTGGCGTGGTGTAATAGGCAAGTAGCTGTTCGTAAAGCTCTTCTCCCATCAATGGTATTATGAAACTGACTTCTGAACTTTGGATAAATGCCGAAATGTTCCCGAATGAAGTTGCAGCGCTTACCGGAACATACTTCCGGATTTCCTCCATTTTCGCATTCAGGGTTGGTTTGAAAAGCATGTCAGTTGATTTGTTTCTGAGTACCGGCGCCGGTATCCAGCGTGGTTAAAATAGTGTTACGGAACAGGAGCTGAACGTCTTTCACTCCGTTGAATCCCAGATAAGCCTCAATCGGATCAAGGATGTTCTGTCGGTCTAGCCAGGCGTTTGCAATGTTGACCAGGAACGCCTCACGTATATTGCTTCCTCCTTGGTTCCCGGCATAAGTTCCACCGGGCATCCCGGCACCGAGCACATTGGGATTGATCATCAGGGAAAAGAGGATTTCAGAGTTGGCAGCTGCGCTTGTGATTAGCTTATCACCCTCTTTGTACTTATTATCCAGCGGCTCGATATACCACATTTCTTCAGGCTTCCCGGATGCATTGGCTGCATAGTGGCTGAAGATTGCCTTATTGGCGTTTGCTGTGCCTGTCAGTGATCCTTCGATCTCGTCCATATCTTTTTGGATCAATGCCATCCGGGCCACTTCATCTTTGTGCTGAGATTTCGGGTAACGCTTATCCCAATACGCATACGGTATTTTGATGTGCCAAAGCCATGTGATTTGATTTGCATAAGCCCGTTTCAGGAATACCGGCACCTGGTTGGCTATATCGATCCATCCGGCACGGTATGCCGAGTACCAGGCAGGGAGCGGATAATAATCCTCGTTTCCCCATTCATCCCGGATCAGGTAGACAAAGGATTTATTAGCGGTTTTTCCGGCTATCCTCCGGGAGATCAGATCTGATTCAGGATCATAATTATCCAGAATTGGTAAGGTCTTGAAAGCTTCCGCCGGCGGATCCGGCCAGTTCCCATGGATGATGCAATTCTTAATTGAACCTCCCTGTGCCTGGGTGAGCCTGCAATGCTGCGCGTTTATGGTGTTGATTCCAACGATTTGCGAACCATCGGCATTGGCAATAAGCTCCGCGAAAGAAATTCCCAGCTTAAAATAATCGCGCAGGGCGTTGGCCATGTATCGGCGAACGATCCTCCCCTCCAGGAATGAGGTAATTTTCGGGTCATTAATCACTTCGAGGATTTCGTCACCCTTATCATTGTACCCAGTGACTCTCACCGGGAAAATCCCTTGACCCATAGTAAAGTTTCTTATATACTTTAAGCCGGTGTTCAGCACACCAGTGCGACCGATGATATCCAACGCCTGAACAGGAAAATCGTTTCCGGATCCCCACGGACTGACGGTATACTGGTTGAATATTTCGGTGGAATCCAGTTCCTCAACCGGTTTTACTGGTTTCACTTCTTCCGGAGCACCTGTGGTGGTTGCAAAATACGTTTTGCCATAGGCCATGAGCGGATCGCCCTGCTTATTCCAAAGGATTTTAGCCATTATAGTATTACCTCCATGGAGTTATATTCCAGAATATTGTCGATGCAAACCGGATAAACATGCCCGATTTTATTGCCACTGGAATCAATAGGAAGAATTCCTCTTAGCCGGTTAGCAGACAATGAATAGGGCAATCCGGTTGAAACGGCCCGGGGTACAAAAACCCTTTCGCCATCTTTTTTAATGAATATCATGCTGAACGATACCTGGTCACCAGATGGGGTCTCCTTGAGATCCAGGGATTTCAGCATTAAGTTCCTTCTGATTTTGGCAGCCATATCTATTGATTTGAATGAAAGATACGGCCATGCATCCTTGTAAAAAAGGACACAAAAACAGCAGTTTATGCCGTAAGATATGGAGGTATTGAACTGACCTTAGATCCTGCTGGGATTGCAGGTGTTGTGGCAGAGTTCAATCGCTTACCCTTTACAATAAAGTGAATGAGGTGATACCTAGGCCGGGGAAGACAGTAAGGGTTTGAAATTTTTGGAAGAAGTACTGGCCAGCTTCCCAAGTGATCGGGAGAGAAGCCGGTTTCGAGGTTATTAATGTTTTGTGAGTAATTTAACGTTTGGCCTAACCACATCGCAGTTTTTGCCGCTAAAAACGAACGATTTCCTCGCGACAAAAACTATTGAGTGAATACAACAATCATTCCAACTCGGTTTCAACATCACATGCCAAATGAATGAGCGTCCTGGTTACGCCTGTTATCTGAAGTTTTGATAGCTTTTCTATTTAGTCTCCAGAAATTGTAATATATCGCTTATTCTTACAGCCATTGCTGGTTTTTTAGGATCTATTTCAAAGGGGATTAACATAGACATCATTCCAATCACCTTACCCGAAGATTTCAATAGACAGGGACCTCCCGAGAATCCCAATTTTGATGTATAGGTTAATTTAATCATAAGTTTATTATCCAATTTGACATCGTTTGAATTTACAGTAATCCTCAGTATATCTTCAACTTCACCATTTTGCCGGAATTCCTTCAAAATGATGTTTTCAACAAACAAATTATTTTTTTCAATCTTGATTCTATAATTAATTAGACTCTCGGTAGGGAAACCAATGTTGTAAACCGAATCGCCCACATTGAAATCATTAGCTAATGAGTAGGCAATTACATTTTTATCATGTTGAATTACCTCCCCGATTGCCAAATCATATTCAGGAACTAGTTTTTTAATCCTGATATCATCGATGATATCTCCTCTATTGTTTACCAAGAATACTTTTACTTTTGGAAAATTCTTATTTGGAGTGAAAACAGAATCGTTGAAACAATGGTAGGCTGAAATAAAAAACTGTTCTTTAAAGAAAAATGCGCTTCCACAAATCCCTCCTTCAGCCATATTTGTATTAGGATCATAACTGATTTTGAAAATTGCCCACGTCATAACCTTTTCACTATCCTTTTCACGAGTTGATGAACAGCTATATGTAATTA